CGCACCAAAACTTTTGTACCACGTGGTTACAAAGGTCGTGTGGATTTGGATGTAGGCGATCAAGACGAATACAGTGAAGTTATGCACACATTACAACGTGCAGCCAAGCAAGCAGGTCAACATGTTGAATGTGGACTAAGTGGTAATAACATGAGCGTGTTCTCTAAGACCATGGGCACCGATGATCTAGATGCGTTTATTGATGATTCTTTAGAGCAAGGTTTGGCGGAAGTTAGCAATTTTAAACGCAACGAACTGCGCCATGAGTTAGCACACGAACGCAATAACATTCAAGTTGTTATTAATGGTAAGCCTTGGAAAGTGTTCCCGGGCCGTGGTTATGCTGATAGCCGCGAAGAATGGCAATTCCTACAAAGCATGAAGACTTGGGCAGATAAAAAGTCTGCACAAACCGGTAAGAAGTGGTCTGTACACTTAACTGGTGCAAGCCCAACACTTGAAGAAAGTGATATTAGTGGCCTATTGGCTGCTGCAAGTCTTAATAAGGCATTTATCATTACCGCTGAACTAGCAGAAGGTGGCACAAAACGTTTCCGTGTTAAAGCACAAAGCGCCAAAGTTGCTGTTGAGAAGTTTAAACAACATGCTAGCATGGCTAAAGTAATTGACGTTAAAGAAGTACCGTTTAACGAACACATTGTTAAAGTTAGCGGCGGATACGAACTAAAGAGCAAACACGGTAATAAGAATCTAGGCAAGTATCCTACCAAAGCTGGCGCAGAAAAGCGTGAGCGTCAAGTACAATACTTCAAGCACATGGGCGAAGACACCAATGACCAAGAACAACTAAGTGAATTAAGTAACGAACTATTGGGCCGTTACAAGAAAGCATCTGGCATTTCTGCACGTGACTTAGATAAAGCTGGTAAGTACAAGCAAGCAGATAAACGTTTTCATGGTATTGTTCAAGCTACTAAGAAAGAGCTTGACAACGATATGAAGAAGTACCAGAAAGATGAAGACATTATGCAAACTGCCGGCACAGATTCTACAAGTCCAATCCATGAGGACGTGGAAGATATGCTAGCTAGCATGAAACGAGCAGGATACGATATCAAATGAATTTAGCAGAAGCAGCAAAAGTAGCATTCGCTAGTGAATTTAGTTTTTACTTAAAGGCCCACAACTTCCACTGGAACGTAGAGGGCCCGGTATTCCTACAATACCATGATCTATTTGGTAAAATCTACGAAGAAGTGTACGGCAGTATTGATGACTTTGCTGAAAAGATTCGTTCCATTGGCAGTTACATGCCAGGATCATATACTCGCTTTAGTATGTTAAGTCAAATTGACGACACAGTTGATGTGTTACCTGTTGATCAAATGGTATCAACACTACACGAAGATAATGAAAAGATGCTTGTTACTCTAAAGATGGCATACGATTATGCTGAACAAGCAGGCGAGCATGGTTTTTCAAATTTCCTAGCTGAACGCATGGATGCACACCGCAAACACGGTTGGATGCTACGTGCCAGCTTAAAGTAACACCTACCTTAGGACCGTACTTAGTTACGAAGGTGTCGGCGGCTGCTGCCGAATCTCAGATAAACGCCATTCTCTGAGTAAAGTGAGCATTTACATTCACATTCAATGACGCTATAATTCTACTATGAATTTCACTTGGGCATTAGTCACCACCTCTAAAAAATTAGTATTTGCGGATTCTGAGTATCGCAAATTAAAGATTATACAGTTGCTAATGTCCAGCTCAACGTTGTTTGATGTAGTTGCATGGCGTGATAATGTAGTTATTCAGCCCGAACAACTTGAGCTACATCATAAGGTGGCATTTGTCAAATCAATATTTGACTCTGAAGAAGCAAACATCGCAAACTTATCAATTATACGTAATAACGACGGTCTCAAAGACACATTAAAGTCGGTTAGAGAATTCTACACGTTAATTCACCCTAAAGACACAATTGTTCCTGACTTAGTGGACCAAGAACTAACAGAACTCGACGGATGGATGGGTGCTGTGCCGCAGCACAAATCGTATATCTTCCAAGCACTCCACAAGTTAGACTATCTACAAGACTTAGATACCATTAAGCAAGAATTTCGGGACACAACCAAGAATCCCCCTCACGACGATTACTATGTGTATGAACAACTTAATCATGCACTTATGACCTTTTTAAACTCAACTTCATGAATTACGAAGACATTTTACAAAATAGTAGGGTCATAAACGTAAGAAACGTACCCATTAATAATAGATTTGGACGGTTTTGGAACATTACCCGATTTGCTGTACCTGCAGTCACAGATTTAAAAGCTCGCACTGGGCGTTTTAATACTCCGTGGAGTACATCTGTAGATCCAATGTTTGCAATGCCAACGTTACGGGTTATTCCCGATAAGCTAAGTGATATTATGGACGAACGTGCCATTGAACTTAACAACATCGCAAAGCAAACAAACAGAAAAATTATGATTATGTGGAGTGGTGGTATTGATAGCACCGCTGTACTAACTGCATTTCTTAAAAATTTATCGCCACAAGACTTAGATAACATTACTATTGTTCTTAGTGGTGAGTGTATTATCGAAAACCCTGTATTCTTTGAAAAATACATTTACAAGAAACTAAAATGCATATCGTATCTAGAATATTGTATTAATAGTAATACTTTAGATACCTGTATTAACCTTAACGGCGATCCTGCAGATGCGCTATTTGGGCCAAGTTTTTCTATGTATAGATCTTATATAACCGAAGGTATACATTTAAAGCCTTTTAGGTTTAATACTAGGTTAATCACTGAACCTATATATAGATACGGCGAGTTATCAATTAACAAATATGCATGTCACGGGTTTCAGACTTGGTACGTGCAAAAAATCACAAAGAACTTACTCGAAGTTAACCCCGACGGGGTGGAAACTATCTCTGATTGGTGGTGGTGGCACTACATGAACTTCAAATGGGAGTTTAGTATCTGGAGATCGTTGCTTCGTCGTAAAGCCGGTGCCGCAGAAACTGAAAGACTTACTCGAGAACAATTAGAGTTCTTTGTGGCTAACACATTCTATGCAACAGAACGTTTCCAATTGTGGAGTTATAGTAACCTGCGTAATCATATTCGCGGTACCGACATAACATCGCACAAACGAGACATCAAAGAATACATCCATAACTTTGATGGTAATGACTCGTACTTGCAGCAAAAAACAAAAGTTACGTCTATACCAATTTACGACCATAGCTATTATTATGAAGTGCGTAAACCATTCTTGATCGGTAACGACTGGTACGGGTATCATGATAACGAGCATCCAGAACTAGTCGAACTATGTAGACAGAAACTTGAAGATTTTAAAGGTTGACATTAGTCAACTACATTTACTACAATACATTTTTAGGAGAATAACATGACTGATCAATCTGATTACAACCGCAGCTTTAACGGCGATGCTAAAATTAAACTTACTCAACTTATCAACGAAGGCATGCGTGTTATGCAAGAAGTTGAAGACCTTAACGCAGGACTAAGCGACACTGTTAAAGCAATCGCCGAAGAACTCGAGATTAAACCGGGTGTTCTAAAGAAGGCAATTCGCATTGCACATAAAGCCAAGCTCGGCGAAAACAATCGCGACAACGACGAGCTAAACACTATTCTTGAAACTGTTGGCAAAACTCTGTAATGAATGACCATTTACTAGGTATATGGGATTGGATCCGCAATGACTTCAAAAGTAATAGAATTCGTTTTTGTTTTGAGGTCGTTGCTTGGATTGTTAGTATTGGTTGCGCTCTCACTATGGCTATCACCGTTCCAGAGCCACCTCTCAAGTATCTTTACATTCCTTGGGTTGCCAGTACTGCTATATACTCTGGGTGTGCTTATAGTAGGGGTTCCTTTGGGATGTTGGCTAATTACCTTCTTTTGTTCATTATTGATTTCACGGCGCTAGTGCGTTGGTGGCTGTAATGTATTGTTACGTTAAGGATAAGTTTGCCTACATTAAAGTACCCAAGAACGGGTGCTCTACATATGGTGCGTTCTTTGAGTCTAATGGCTGGACAAAGACTGACTTATTCTTTAACGACCTAGATATAGATAATACTATATTCTTTGGACACATTAGTGAGCCTAATCAAAGACACACAAAAGGACTTGCACAGTATCTAATCAATACCAACCAAGTCCCGTTAATTAATCATGAATTGTCTCATTTACTTGTAAGCGGAGTTTTTGATGAACACTGCTACAGTATACATATGATGATTCCACACTTAGTTAACAAGGTGCATTGGATTCCACTAGACTATAAGCATCGTCACTTCGATGGTACGTTTCTAACAAATCGTTTCTTTAAGCAACACAATCTTAACCTACAATACGATGATACTAGTAGACTTAATGTTGCCGACGGAAAGAAACAGTTTATATACAAACGCATCAATGAGTTAAAATTAAAGTACGATCAAGATTACCAGAAGTTAGTAAAAAACTTTTTAGAACCCGATATTAAGTTGCACTCTGATGCAATGGACAAGTATAATCACATTGACTTAGACGCTAACTAAATATTTTATAGTCTCGCCGGACTCTAAACGGCAGGTAGAGTGAGTGTAAGCTCTAAATTACACACAGGAGAATATATGAGTAATCGAAATTATTTCGAAGATGAAGATCTCATCGAAATTTGCGAGCAGTGCGAAGACTGCGTTCACCCAAATGGCTGCATTAGAGCCTGTGCTATTAAAACCCATGTACAAGAAGATGTAGCAAGGATCAGAGGTGAGGCCCAATGAGTTATATCGATGCTCTCTACGATAGAGCAAAAGATCGTATCCACGTTGTTGAACGTGTTAATGGTCAAAGGGTGTATCGCGAATACCCAGCAGATTACATTTTTTACTACGATGACCCCCGCGGCAAGTTCCGCACAATTTACGGCACACCTGTAAATCGTTTTAGTACCCGAAACAATAAAGAATATCAAAAAGAACTTCGCATTAACAGCGGCAAGCGGTTGTGGGAAAGTGATATCAATCCAATCTTCCGTTGCCTAGAGACTAACTACTTAGGTGCAACATCTCCTAAACTACAAACAGCGTTTTGGGACATTGAGGTCGACTTTGATCCAGTTAAAGGTTATAGTCGACCCGAAGATCCGTTTAATCCCATTACTGCCATATCAGTTTACTTAGACTGGCTAGATAAGTTAGTTACGTTAGTGGTTCCGCCAAAGACATACTCGTGGGAGTCAGCGCAAGAGATTTGTGATCAGTATGAAAACTGTTTCTTGTTTGAGCGTGAAGAAGACATGCTCAATACATTCCTTGACTTAATTGATGACGCAGACATTTTAACTGGTTGGAACTCAGAAGGTTTTGATATTCCGTATACTGTTATGCGTATTATCAAAGTACTGAGCCGCGATGATACTCGTAGATTCTGTTTATGGGGACAACAACCAAAGCAACGTGAGTTTGAACGTTTTGGTGCAAAGAACATCACATTCGATTTGATTGGTCGTGTTCATATGGATTACATGCAACTATACCGCAAGTACACATATGAAGAACGCCATAGTTATAGTCTAGACGCCATTGGCGAATATGAACTTGATGAGCGTAAAGTTGCTTACGAAGGCACACTGGATCAACTTTACAACAAGGACTTTCCAAAGTTCATCGACTATAACAGACAAGATACCATGCTGATTGCTAAACTAGACAAGAAACTACGTTTCCTAGACTTAGCAAACGAACTTGCTCACGATAATACTGTGTTGTTACAAACCACAATGGGTGCGGTTGCTGTAACAGAGCAAGCTATCATTAATGAAGCACATGCACGTGGTATGATTGTACCAAATCGAAAGGGTAGAGATGATTCAGAGAACACACAAGCCGCAGGTGCCTATGTTGCTTATCCCAAAAAAGGGATGCACGAATATATCGGAGCAATTGACATCAACTCGCTCTATCCCTCGGCTATTCGTGCCCTTAACATGGGGCCGGAAACAATTGTTGGACAACTCAGACCGGTAATGACCGACCAATACATCGCAGACAAAATGGCAACAGGTTGCAGTTTTGCTGACGCATGGGAAAATATGTTTGGTACACTCGAATACCAAGCGGTAATGGAAGGACAACTTGGTACTGAAATTGTCATTGACTGGGAAGATGGTAACTGTACTACCCATACCGCAGCAGAAGTGTGGAGTTTAGTGTTTGAAGGTAACCAACCATGGACATTAAGTGCCAATGGTACGTTATTTAAGTACAACATGAAGGGTATTGTCCCTGGACTTTTAGAAAGATGGTATGCAGAACGAAAAGAAATGCAAGCTAAAAAGAAGACCGCAGAAACTGAGGAAGACAAAGCGTTCTGGGACAAACGGCAACTCGTTAAAAAGATTAACCTCAATTCGCTCTACGGGGCGATCCTTAACCCAGGGTGCCGCTTCTTCGATCAGCGTATTGGCCAGAGCACTACGCTTACTGGCCGGATCATCGCAAAGCACATGGACGCATTCGTTAACGAAGCAATTACTGGGTCATACGACCACGTTGGTGAATCGATTATCTACGGTGACACAGACTCAGTATACTTTAGTGCGTGGCCGACGATCAAAAAAGAAGTAGAAGCAGGAAACATGGAATGGAACAAAGACATTTGTCTCCAAGTCTACGACAGTATTGCTGATCAAGTAAACGAATCGTTCCCGGGCTTTATGGAACGTGCATGTCACTGTCCACGTGAGATGGGTGCCATTATTAAAGGTGGTCGTGAACTAGTTGCAGAGAAGGGCTTGTTCATTAAGAAGAAGCGTTATGCTGTATTAATTTATGACCTAGAAAACAAACGACTTGACGTAGATGGCAAGCCAGGTAAAGTTAAAGCTATGGGCCTTGACCTTAAGCGCAGTGACACTCCGAAGTTTGTACAAGACTTCTTAAGTGAAATTCTATTAGATGTACTAACCGGTAGCCAACGAGAAGAAATCATCGAGAAGGTACGCGAGTTTAAGTATCGATTCAAAGATTTACCTCCATGGGAGAAAGGCACACCCAAGCGTGTTAACAACTTGACCAAGTACACAGCCGCAGAAGTTGCACAAGGTAAAGCTAACATGCCCGGACACGTTCGTGCTGCTATGAACTGGAATAACTTAAAGCGCATGATGGGCGACAACTACTCAACATCAATTGTTGACGGTATGAAGACTATTGTATGTAAGCTAAGGGATAATCCACTAGGTTATACTAGCGTTGGTTATCCAACAGACTTATCTAAGATTCCGCAATGGTTTAAGGACTTGCCATTTGACCAAGACTTAATGGAAGATACTATCGTTAGCCAAAAGGTTGAGAACTTATTAGGCGTGCTAGAGTGGGGTATTCAAGATTCCACTGACATCAGATCAACATTTGATAGTTTGTTTACATTCGAGTAATATATGAAATTAAGTGAACTAGTTGACCTTCGTGAAAGACTTAAACAGGCATACTACTTAGAGCCTGTTTACAACAGTATCGATAACTTACGTTTAAATTTAGGATTAGTAAATCAAAACGTAAGTGCAACATACTCAACTCAGCTCGAAGACATTATCAAGGATTACCGGGAACTACGTACAGCAGTAGCGGCACCAACGGAAAAAGTACAAAATATCATTGACGCAATTAATCACGAGATTAATACTAAGGCAAGTCCGTTCTTCTTGGAGAACTACGAACAAGAATTAGTGTACGAGATTCCGGAAAATATTCGTCGTGTTCGTATTATGTACATTCCCGACAATATCAAAGCAGAGATTGATGCACGTATTGCGCTACGTACAAGTTGGAAATACCCAACGCTAGAAATCGGATGTCGTGATGGCGAATGGACAAAGCATTTAGTTGCCGGTGATCCATTGTACTTAACTGATGTACACCAAGAGTTCTTGGATAGTGCTATTAAGGATTATCCTGTTGAATACCAACGCAGAACTCGCCCGTACTTAATTAAAAACGGCGACTACAGTATCCTTCCGCAAAAACAATTTGGGTTTGTGTTCTCGTGGAACTACTTTAATTACAAAACTATTGACACTATTAAGGCCGAGTTAAAGCAAGTGTATAACTTACTTCGCCCAGGTGGGGTCTTTATGTTTAGTTACAACAATGGCGATTTACCTGCAGGTGCAGCGTATGCGGAAAGCTACTTTATGAGTTACGTGCCAAAGAGTATGCTTATTCCTGTATGTCAACAAGCAGGCTTTGATGTCATAGTATCAAAAGACTACGAACCAGCAGTAAGTTGGGTGGAGTTACAAAAGCCGGGCGAGCTACAAACTTCAAAAGGTCATCAAGCACTAGGTATTGTTAAACAAATTGAGTAATATTTTAGTTGACAGACCTAAATACAATCATCTACAATCAACAACATTAGGAGTATATACATGCAAGATTATTTAAAAGACATCGTACAACACACATTTAACTTAGGCAATATCGATTTAGTTAAAATTACCGGCGACGGCAACGAAACTCGTATCACTGCACTAGCCGAAGACAAAAGTGTTGTAGTTGATGCTAAGTTTAAAAACCCAGTACCAGAGTTTGTTGGTACGTTTGGTATGCCAAACTTAGGCAAGCTAAACACTATTCTAAACATTCCAGAATACAAAGAAGATGCTAACCTAAGCATTATCAAGCAAACCCGTAACGGCGAAGAAGTCCCATCTGGTATCCACTTTGAAAACAAAGCTGGCGACTTTAAGAACGACTATCGCTTTATGGCAACTGAGATTGTTAACGAGAAGTTGAAGAATCAAAAGATGCGCCCAGTAAAGTGGAACGTGGACTTTGCACCAACTGCACAAAACATTCAACGTTTAAAGTTCCAAGCTAGTGCTAACAGCGAAGAAACTACATTTACTGCTAAAACAGAAAACGGCGACTTGAAGTTCTACTTTGGCGACTTTAGTAGCCATGCAGGTAACTTTGTGTTCCAAGGTGGTGTTAGTGGAGACTTGTCTCGTAGCTGGTCTTGGCCTGTTGCTGCATTTATTGGTATCCTAAGTCTAAGCGGCGACAAGACTGTTAAAATTAGTGACGAAGGCGCTGCAATGATTACTGTTGACAGTGGCTTAGCTGAATTCAACTATATTCTACCAGCACAAACTAAGTAATGCTTGAGCACTTAGTTGTTAGAGGATACACCCCTCAAAGCGGGATTATATCCCCAGAGGGTGTATTCTGTTTGCACATTCCTAAAAATGCAAGTACGTTCGTAACAAACTTTCTTGTACATAATGGTTGGCGTCATAGCAGCGCCAACGATCCAGAAATTAAAAAGCAAATAGTAGTATTACGTGACCCACTTGAACGTTGGGTAAGCGGCTTTGCCACTTATGCTGCATCATGGATATTAGGACCTAGTTATGGCAGTGACAACTTTAGTGATGACTTTAATGACTTGAGCGCAAGATTAATTTTCGATCAAGTAATATTTGATGACCATACTACTCCTCAAGTACAATTCATCGAACAACTTAACAAAAGTATACCAACAACATACTTTGCACTCAATAACGATCTTGTGTCAAATCTAAAACATTTTTTAGGTACTGAGTTAGAATGGCGTGAAGATTTGAATGCCAATATAACCGAAAACAATTACGATACTAAGCAAGTAGCTAAAAGGATAAAGTACACGCTAAGTCAGAATCCTACATACACAGCTAAAGTTATTGAATGTTATAAACAAGATTACGATTTTATAAAAAGTATAAATTTTTACGATTATTACAATGAGTCAAGATAACTTAACTGCAAAACAATTAGACTACGCAGTGTACTTGCCAGCCATTAGCGGCTTCTATGGTACCTTTGTAGGCAAACAACGAAACGAACACTATGTTGATCCCGCAAGATTTCCTAAGGGTCTTACTGACATGGAGCAACTTAATTGGCTCAACTCGAATAAGGGCTTTTTCCCCTATAAGTGGAGTCTTTATAGTGGAGGACATGCGAACCTTGATCTTAGTAAACAAGATTGGTCTGAGGATATGGTACGAAATCGGGAAGCCGGATCATTTATGCTTGGCGACTCGGGTGGTTTCCAGATTGCTAAAGGTCTCTGGGAAGGTGACTGGAAAGCAAACTCCGGATGCCCAAAAGCACAAAGCAAGCGTGAGTCTATTTTAAAATGGCTAGACGGTATTGCTGACTATGGCATGATTCTCGATATTCCAACTTGGGTCGTTAAGGATCCGTTTGCATCCAGTAAGTGTAAAATTACCACACACCAAGAAGCAGTTGATGCCACAAAGTTCAACAACGAATACTTTATGGCTAACCGCAAAGGTGTTGCCAATGGTGGTGCTAAGTTTCTAAACGTGCTACAAGGTGCTAACCACACAGAAGCCGAAGACTGGTATCAAATTATGAAGGATTATTGCGATCCTGTGAAATACCCAAATACACACTTTAACGGATGGGCAATGGGGGGTCAGAACATGTGTGACGTACACTTAATCTTAAAACGATTAGTGACATTACGACATGATAACTTGTTACAAGAAGGTGTACACGATTGGATGCACTTCTTGGGCACAAGTAAACTAGAGTGGGCAGTGTTGCTCACAGTTATACAACGAGCAGTGAGAAAATATGTCAACCCTAATTTTACTATTTCTTTTGATTGTGCTAGTCCGTTTTTGGCGACTGCGAATGGGCAAGTATATTTCGAAAACGTCTTCCCGCACAACGGCAAATGGAGCTACCGAATGGCCCCAAGCGCAGACGACAAAAAGTACGCAACAGACACAAGACCCTGGGCACAAGGGGTAGTAGCAGATGGCTTTTACAACAATTGGGATAACTCCCCAATTAGTGATATGCTAACTATGAAAGATATCTGTATCTACAAACCAGGCGACCTAAATAAGAATGGTAAGGAAGGTAAAACTTCTTGGGATAGTTTTAGCTATGCACTATTAATGGGCCATAATGTTTATCAGCACATTACTGCGGTACAAGAAGCTAATAGACGTTTTGATGCAGGCGAACATCCTGCTATGATGCAATACTCTGCACCAAGTGCAGAATACTTCGAGGATATCATTGAAGCTATTTTTGCTACACCAGATAAGCAAACAGCTTTGGATATTATCGAACAATACGATCGTTACTGGATGGAAATTGTAGGTACACGTGGGTTCAAAGGAAAGAAAACTAAGAACGCTAACACAATGTACAACGCACTTTTCTCCCACGATGACGAAGACGAAACTGTAGCAGATGATGATACAGAATTTAACAACAACGCTCTAGATGATTTGGAGAAATCAGTATGACATATAAAAATAGAATCACACATTTAGAAGAAAAACATCACATGCTAGACAAGCAAGTTGCAGAGTCTGAACGCACTGGTAAATTTACGGACAAAGATCTTCACGAAATGAAGAAAGAGAAGTTGCTTATCAAGGACGAAATTGCTAAACTACAACGACTAATGCAAGAAACAGGACACCAATAATGGAACGAGACGGTCACGATAATGTTATTTTCTTTAAAGGCATCGAAGTAGAACACACTCCGATGTTTGGGAAGAAAACTTTATTTGTAGTAGGCGTACAGCCAGTTGAGGACATTGCAGCTAACATCGGCGGCTGTGAACATATCTATTTTGGAGCAAACATGAGTTTCCCAAAGTTAAAAGTTGACGATGCCGAAGCATGGCGTGAATGGGAAAACATGATTGTTTACTTCCTAGACAAGGGATATCAATGCACACTAGACATTGATGTAACTTGTGTAGAAGGCCTAGCCGAAGGTCTGCTAGTCGAATACCGAAACTTCAATCCAATGATTTCGGTTAAATTGCCCTATGTACGTCAGCTAGGCTATAATGCTACAATTAAGCTAGATGATATTGACTTTGACAAAACAAACAACGGTGTTTGGTGTCACAGTTTACACAACCTATTGTCCCGCGAAACATTCACCGACTGGGATGAGTATTCAAAGGACGAGACATTATGACATTAAATGAGAGAGAAAAAGTTAACCGCATTATGGATCGAGCAGACCGTAAGATCTGGGTTACATTCCGCAAAGAAGGTATTCACAAATATCCAGCCGCAGCAACTGATCCACTATTGGCGACCGGTGATGAGTATGATGTGTCTTTCTTGGGCGTTCCTCATCGCCATATCTTCCATTTCCGTGTCTGGATTGACGTCTTCCATAACGACCGAGACGTTGAGTTTATCCAGTTCAAACGCTGGCTCGAAAATCTCTACAGAGACGGAACCATTCAACTTGACTTTAAGTCATGCGAAATGATTGCCGACGATTTGTATTTGCAAATCGCAACCAAATATCCTAACCGTGCAGTTTGGATTGAAGTGGCCGAAGATGGTGAAAACGGCGCACTCATTAAATATGAAACTCACCTACCACAACTGATTAGCATTTAATAAGGAACAATAATGGCTAATGAACATCTGCAAAAGTACTTCCGTATGACCAAGGAAGTTACTAACATTTACAACGAACTAGATGCGTATCTAGAATTTTGCAAAAAGCAAGGCTACGTCTTTGACGAAGCACATCTCGGCAACGAGAAAACCCCCTGGGGTGAATGGCAACGTGTCAAGGCGGGCAAGCACCCCAAAGACAATTGGAGTCCATTCCCCAAAGAAAAGCGTGAGTTTAAGCCTCGCGATCGCAACAGCAACTGGAAGTACCGTCAGTAATGGGAGCCGCTCGAGAACCGGATCAAGCCGACTTCGATCTCGAGCGTTTCATTGACATGTTCGACGAAGCGTTAACTAGCCGAGACGAACGTGTAGTGAACGCTTTGCGAAGTCTAATGATGATGGTTATTTTAACCAAGCCCGAAACTGATAAAACAATGTCGGACCGCAATCCAGGGCCTTTGCGGAGAATGCACGAAGACATGAATCACTTAAATCGTCGTGTGCGAGATATGGAAGATACTTTGCGTAGTATGCAACGCCAAAAGGAAGAATATTACGAGTGGGACAAAATGAAGACATATTCATTACAAACTTCTGGTCGGGACGTATTCAAGCAAAATTACGAAGATGAGCTTGCCAAAATCTCGCAACACTTTGCCCTGAAGGTTAATGGAGGAAAGATTTGAGAAAACTATATTACATGGGCTTAGAAACATACAAAGCCCGTTACACATTACAACTAACCGAGTGGAACAAGCGTGTATTTGATTCACGTGGATTCGATGTTAGTTATGTTCCCGGACTTACATTGTCCAATGGAGAAAAGATTGTTGTAGGCCAAGTACTAGACGCACACGGCCGCTCTTACTTTGGTATGAGTCAACTAATGAACCTTGTTCGATTAATGCAACAAGGACAAGTTACTGATAAAGATGTTGTTTACTTTGAAGACATGTTTCAACCGGGCTTTGAAAGCCTTGGGTATATTCTTGATCAAGTGCCTGCTGAGATGCGACCACGCATTTACGTACGGTGCTTGGCGCAGTCAATCGATCCTGATGACTTTGTTCACGTATGGGGAATGTCCAAGTGGATGGGCCTCTACGAACATATGGTATGTGAAATTGTCCGTAAAACGAATGGCGCTGTACTCGCAACTAACGAAGAAATGGTCATGAACATGAAGATTGCAGGTTGGGATTGTCCAATCTACAACATTAGTGGCCTAGCATTTGGTAAGAGTGAAGTTCAAGAACGTGTTGGCAACAACATTAAGCCATTTAGTGAACGCAAGCATCGTGTTGTATTCTCGGCACGTTGGGACCAAGAAAAGCAACCAGACTTCTACATGGATGTTATCAAAGCATGGCACGAACGCCATCCTGGCAGTGGCGTAGAGTTTGCAGTATGCTCGGGCGCAAAACTAAAAAGCAATAACGACAGCTACATGGAACGTACACGCGGTATGCAAACAGCAGGATTGTTGACCATTTACGAAGATTTAGAAAAGAATCAGTACTATGATATTGTTAACGATAGTCGTGTTGTTTTTAATTGTGCATTACAAGATTGGGTCTCCAACACTGTCTCCGAAGCTGACGCTTTGGGATGCAATGTACTTTATCCTGCTTATCGTTCTTTCCCTGAAACTTTTGCAAACGATCATACTCGTATGTACGTACCATGGTCAATAGAAGATGCATTAGACAAGTTAGAAAAACTATTGCAGAAGCCTAGCGAACACATGGGCAAGATTAGCGATTGGAACGATGGTACTGTTGGCCGCATTTGCGACATTATTGAAGGCAAAGGCGAACAATGGTTGCGTATGTCAACTGACTACCGCAAACATACACATACATCTAAATATTAATTATGTCATGGCTACCAAATTAGAAAACTTAGACTTAGAAATAGCACACTTTAATAACTTTCGCAACAAGATCTCTGGCTGTGAAGATTTATGTCAGAACACCATTACTAGATTATTGCAATTTGGTATTATTCAAGTTTCAACCGCGTTTGAACTGGCACTAGCCAATTCTGGCGGTCACCAAGTGGTCAGTGAAAATACGCATGATCTCAGTGATGGTAGCGATGCAAAGTTATCTTGTGTAAGAACTTACAATTACGGTAATTCATACGGGGCTCCAGTGACTAACATATACGGCAAAACAGGCTCGTTACGAGTTCAAGTTTACGAGCGGAAGAATCATAAATTTTATTACTTTGTAATTCCGCAGTATGCTTATTCACATGTGCCAAAGTCAAGTAATATCGAAATCCCATTCTATATAGACGGATCGCCTAGACGGGTTCCGTCTAGGGTAGTTTCGCGTAATTGGTGGAATTACGAAGTTGCTTCATTCGAAGAAATGTCACGTAAGTGAGTCTAAATACTAAACAAGAAATCTGGGTCGAATGCTGCCAGGCAAAATGGCCCGCTATGAGCGAAGCTGCCTGCTTGGCACTAAGCATGAGGGCCGCAAGCGACTATTACCTCGGCGGTAGTCCAGAACTTGTAGAAGTATTTGATCAATATGTAATGCTAAAAACACTCAAAGGAATTGATTAATGGCAACAAAGAAAAGTAAAGTATTAACGGACGATATTATTGCAATAGCAGGCAAGTGGCCCAAGGTGGAAATCGGAACACACCTAACAGTTACTAAATTTGAAAACGGCGTTACTATTTTAAAATGGGACGACGAACAACTTCTTAAAGAAGTACAAGAAGCAATCGCAAGCGTAGAAGGGAAATCAGATGACAAAACTCGCAAAACTCGCAAAAGTAAATGATTCAATTACCGTTAACCGTTACGACAACGGTTGGATGGTAGAGATTGGCGGCCGTAACAAAAAAGACGACTGGGCAAACACTAAGACTATGTGTGCCACTGAAGAAGAACTAATTGCAGTTCTTAAAGAATACAACTCAATGGTTATTGCAGAGTAATATGGCAACTTGGAAACTTTCTAATTACCACAAGAAGAACGTTGTTGAAACTCAACATTGGGCTAAGGACGGAAAGTCGTTTACTCGCAGCGAAGGCTTTCGTTGGGGCAAATTTACTCGAGAAGACGACGAGCAACCTGATGTTGACCTAGAGAATCCAGACGGGTACGAACCCTTGTGGGACGATTGGGAAATGGACATGCTCGACGATGGCTGTTGGGCAGAATTTGATTTCCCGGAAGACTTTACTCAAGAAGAGCGTGAAGAAATTGAACGCCTATGGGACGAAGATAGTTACAGTGGCTTAGAAGGTGCAGGTTGGTACAATGACGATACTGACATTACACTCCAAGGCCCATTGCTACTAGAAAACACAGATACTGGTGAAAGCTGGAACGGGGATAATGAATAAAACGATTATCGTAACAGGCGGTTGTGGCTATATTGGTAGCCACGTTGCTCGTGCATTTAAGATGAATGGCGACACTGTACATATCATCGATCGTGTAAAGCGTGAGCATACACTAAAAGACATTGATGGTTACTTTATTAGCGACTTTGTAACAGAAGAATCGTTAGCAACAATAATTGACTTACAGCCAGATATTATTGTTCACTGTGCAGGTACCAGCCTCGTTGGCCCATCAATGACAGATCCAGCCGAGTATTACGAAAACAATATTGTCAAGACTATTGCGTTACTTAACGTAGTCAAAAGCATGGATAAAAAGCCGCTGATTATGTTCTCTAGTAGCGCAAGTGTCTACGGCAATCCTGTGCGTTTGCCAGTTAACGAGCTAGACCCTAAAGCACCTATTAGTCCTTACGGCAACACAAAGTACATGACAGAGTTGATCCTACGTGATTATTGCTCTGCGTATGGTATTAATAGCATTTGTTTCCGTTATTTCAATGCCGCGGGTGCAGAACCTATTAATCATGACTTAGGGCAAGAGCTCGGTGCCACACATATTGTTGCCCGTGTATTAGAAGCAAGTCTTGCGAAACGAGCATTTACTATCAACGGTGACGATTATAATACACCCGATGGTACTTGCGTTCGTGATTATGTACACGTTTGGGATATTGCACAAGCACACGTTAAAGGTGCAGAATTTATTAACAGTGTTACTGACGACCTTACAACCGCAGTAGCAATGGTTTTTAACTTAGGCACAAACAAGGGCGTTAGCAATAAACAAATCGTTGATTATGTCTACGGTCGTTATGGGCTAGCGCATGTTAACTTTGGTCCACGACGAGCCGGCGACCCAGACGAGTTAGTGGCCGATCCACATTGTGCTTGGGACTTACTTGGATGGGATCCACAATTCAGCGACATAGAAACAATTATAGATTCAGCATATAAGTGGTATAGTAATGGGATTCGATAAAATTTTTCAATTTGAAGAGCGTTTAGCAGAGTACACTGGTGCTCCATACGCTATTATGACAGACTGTTGTACCCACGCAATTGAGTTGTGCTTGCGTCACGACAAGATTACTGAATGTACATTTACACCGTTTACATACCTAAGCATCCCAATGACTATGCACAAGTTAGGTATCAAGTATAGCTACTATCCAGACTCGCTTGCACATAGACAACACTGGGTTGGCGAATATAAGTTCGAAGGTACTCGTATCTGGGACAGTGCTAGACGTTTAGAAAAGAATATGTATCGCCCAGGTATGATGCAGTGCGTGAGCTTTGGACACGGAAAGCCTTTACACATTGGTCGCGGAGGTGCTATACTACTTGACAATAAAGATGCATATGATAAAATAATTCGTATGCGGTATGACGGGCGCGATCTAAATATATTACCATGGAGCTCTCAACAAGTGTTTCAGGTAGGATACCATTACAAACCAACACCGGAAGAAGCCCAACAAGGCCTTGCGTTGTTGGAAGGTATAAAGGAAAATCCCCGTGAGCCAAAGTTTGTAGAATATCCAGACTTAAGAACAATCACTATCCAGGACTAAAATGACAGACAACAGTTTAAATTTATCACAAGTTATTCGTAAACGCCTAACAGACGCAGACAAGCGTTATTGGGCAGGTGACAACATTTCCGAGTTTATTACAGACAAAGAAAAAGATATGTTAGTAGATGAGCTAACAACTAAATTTGAAGGCGTGCTTGACAGTTTGATTATCGACCGTCACACAGATCCTAACTCTATGGATACTGCACGCCGTTTAGCAAAGATGTACGTATATGAAATTATGTCTGGTAGGTATGAGGAGTCACCGAACCCAACGGCTTTCCCAAATGATACAGAAGGTGCGTACAACGGTATGTTGGTCGTTCGTAGTGAGCTCAAGAGTATGTGTTCACACCACCATCAACCTGTTTCGGGTGTGGCTTACATTGGAATTATTGCTGGTCCCAAGCTCATTGGACTTAGTAAGTACTCGCGTATTGCCCAGTGGTGCGCTCGACGTGGCACGTTACAGGAAGAGCTTTGCATGGACATCGCTAAAGAGATTATGTTTGCAACTGGATCCGAGAACGTCGGCGTTTACATTCAGGCCACACATGGATGCTGCGAAAACCGTGGAATTATGGCGCACTCGAGCTTAACACAAACCACAGTTTTGCATGGTTCTTTTAAAGAAGATGCAGGCGTGAAAAAAGAGTTCTTTGATAACATTAAGTTGCAACAAGACTTTGCTCCACGCTAAGATGTAGTATTGGCATTATGTGCTATAATGCAAACAAAGGAAAATACATGATAAAATCTATCTTAGTAACACTTTTGTTTGCATTTTCTGTTTCTGCACATGCAGACCAGTTGCTGAGTGTGGCACCAGACGGTGCTGGATTTTTCACAGCTAATACTAATGTATTACTTTGGGAGAACCCGAAGTCTACTGCAACTGTAGTACATTTGCCTGGCGGCACTGGATCGTTTAACGTCACACAACTGTGGCCCCGAGAAAAAGTACATAGCTTCGGTTCCATATTAACGTTGTTACTAGCAAGCGGTAATGTGTCTTCTGCATACATTGATAGCCCTTACTCATTGGGCGGTAACGACATTAGTGCTAGACGTAGCGAAGATCACTTAGCAAGGGTAGCAAAAGCATTGCAGGCAATTCATAGCAAAACAAATAACCCAATTTGGCTATTTGGTCACAGCAATGGTGCAATCAGTGCTATGGAAATGTATTCATACCTAAGCAAAACTAATGATCAACACATTCTAGGTGGCATTATATTATCTAGCTCACGCAACGAACTAATAGTTCCTGCAACTATGAATATACCAGTTTTGTTTATGCATCATCGCAATGATACTTGCGTAAACACAATGTACGCCGATGCCCGCCAACGTTACGAAGAAGTTAAAGCTGTAAACAAAAATAGAACAGAGTTTGCAACTATCACTTCAGCATTTACACCCAATACTCGCCCATGTTTTTCAGGCGCACACATGTACGAGAACAACTACGCAGAGATTGCACAAATTATTGAAAAGTTTACAACCCAATGATAGCACTACCCCCAGGAGTTACCGTTAACTATTTTATTGCCATTGAAATTGATCGCTTAACAGACGAGATGATTGAATGGTTTCAAATGATTGGCGGAGAAGTTAGTTTCAAACGTGACTGGGACCGTAAAGGTCGCGAAACTGAAAAGCCGTTAGTAAAATACGGAAAAGGCAAGCAAAGTTATTATCGGCAAGACGGGAGTGGTGGCACTAGACTTAACTTCCACGGCGACGATGCTAGCACTGCTAGCGTGTTCTTAATTAAATTTAACGAGCATGTACAACAACATAACATGGGACAAGACTTCTATGTCTAAAAAATATTACACAAATGAGAATGTAACGCACTACATTCAACAAATTCTGCAAGGGCTTGCACACGATAACTGGCGACCAGATTACATTGTGGGGCTAACTCGTGGCGGACTAATTCCTGCAACTATGATTAGTCATTACTTGGGTGCGCCAATGCATACATTAAATGTAAGCCTACGCGACAATAGATTGGGTCCAGAATCTAACTTGTGGATGGCCGAAGATGCATTTGGGTATGAAGACGGCGAAAGTCATATTAGCAAACGTTACAACATTCTAATCGTAGACGACATTAACGACCAAGGCACGACTTTAAAGTGGATCAAGAGTGATTGGCAATCGGGTTGTTTGCCAAATAATCCTGCTTGGCAGGATATCTGGGGTGCTAATGTTCGTACCGCAGTTTTGATTAACAACGAAGCTAGCGAATTCAAAACTGTTGATTATGTTGGCCACACAATCAACAAAGAACAAGTTCCAGAATGGTGTGTATTTCCTTGGGAAAACTGGTGGGAGTAACTATGAGTAAATTTGATTGGGAGTCTTTCCCTACATACTATATTCTCTGCAAAAAGCTCACAGCACCCAGTGAACTTTGCAGTATTTTCAAGCAACACAATATCAAAAAATATGTGTACAGCTTTGTGTACGACAATGCCGTAACCGTAAAAATCGGTATGAGCTCACCGAGAAGCCCAAGCCAGATCTGGGGAGAAAGGGTATATCGACAGTTAGCACATGCATTTAGCTGGGGGCCGAAGCGTATCGACGGATCAAGCGGAGCCGACTGGGTAATCATTGAGCGTGACTTTAAACTAAAATACGGTGTAGAATTAGATCACAACAAACTTATGTTGGTGGTGTGGGATGTTTCTAACTATGATTTTCAATCATTCAATCATTTCAAAGAAGTTGAATCAATGGAAAGTGAAAAGATTGATCAACACATCCGTCTGCTGGGCGAAAAACCAATCGGTAACATCAACGACGAAGCTAACAAGCGAAACCGAAAATTTGTTTCGGTTGATGCTTACAACTCTATATTTACAGTTGAATAAATACATGTTCAACAAGCGGCCTCAGGCCTTTCATCCCGCTATACAAATTCTGCAAGCCTATGCTAAAATTAACATAGGAGAATAAGCATGTCTATAGAAGATACAATCAAGAAATATAAGTTAGAAACTCGCCCAGCTATTAGCTACAAATACACAAGTACAAAAGAATATCACAATGCGTTTCCAGTTGCATACCGTCAGTGGCGTGCAGACTCGCATTGTAATCTAATCCACGGTTATGCATTTAGCATGAAGTTTTATTTTGGAACTGATGACCTAGACGTGCGTAACTGGGCTGCTGATTACGGTGGACTCAAAGAACTAAAGAAGTTATTAGAGGATATGTTCGACCACACTTTGATTGTAGCCGAAGATGATCCCGAAATGGAAACATTCAAACTGCTACAAGAAAAGAACATGGCAAAAATTGTTGTGTTACCAAAACTAGGCTGCGAAGGCCTAAGCGATATGCTTTACAAGTATATCAACGGAGTTTACATTCCCGACATGTGGGGTGAAGGTGAAGCAAAAAGACTTTGGTGTTATCGTGTAGAAGTTCGTGAAACACAAAGCAACATGGCATTCCGTGAAGGACACAGAGAATGGAACGAGGACCTGCTATCCTAATCGATAAGTTTCCTGAACCTGCAGACAAAGAAATGACTCTGCAGGATTGGCTAAACCGAGAAGCCCAGCTGAGTTACGTTGGTG